TTACATAACATATAATAAATTAGGATTCTTAAATGAAGTAAGATATTTTAATTTTAAAACTCCTACTTACTATCCCACAACCGATGAACAATTAAAAGAGTTTGAAGGTGAAGATTTGGGGATTGATTATTACGCAAAAGAATTTAGAAAGTATTTAGAAAAGGCAGTTGATGATGAACTAATCTCAGATGTACCTGTATGTACAATATTGAGTGGGGGTATAGATTCAACTGTTATCACATATTTACTATCTAAACGATTACCAAATATAGAATCATTTGTTGTTAATGTACAGAGTGATAAAAATCTCAAAAGAAAAGATGATTTGTATTACGCACGAATGGCATCAAAAGAGTTTGGTATAAAACTAAATGAGGTTAATATCAAAAAAGAAGATGTTGAACATTATTTAGAAGAATCTATTTGGGCATCTGAAACACATAAGTGGACTCAAGTATCACCATCAGTAGCTCAATTATTTTTATCTTGGGAAATTAGAGATAAAGGATATAGGGTAGTATTTGGTGGTGAAGGTTCAGATGAAATATTCGCATCTTATGGTGATGTGTTTAGATTCTGTTGGCCAGTACCATTAGATTATCATAAACGTAGAGTTAATTTACTTAATAATCTACATAAAACAAACCTTATTAGAACCAACAAAGCAATGATGTATGGTGGTAAGGTAGAACTAAGAACACCATTCTTAAATAAGGCATTGATTGATTTTGGGTTGAGAATACCAACCAAATACAGAGATGAAAATGGTGGTAAAGGTAGAATTATGAAGTATGTACTTAGAAAAGCATTTGAAGGTGAGATTTCAGATGAGTTACTTTGGAGACCTAAGAAAACATTCCAAGTGGGATGTCATACAGATTACCTTAAAAAAGAAAAAGAGAAATTAGAATCAATATTTGAAAAACTATTTGTAAATGGGGAAATACCAGAACATTATATTAAAAGACAAATCGGACATAACACCAGTCGTATTAGAACGATTTCCATCAGCTAGTGTATTAGGAGCTTACGATAAAGTTGATACAACAAATGCTGATGATGTAAAACTAATATCTACTAAATTTAGTAAAGTTGGTAAAGTTACATTAGAAAGATATAAGAACTTAGAATGGGTTGTTTGTAGGGCACATGGTGTTGATACCGTTAATATAGAAGAGTGTAGAAAAAGAAATGTAGGTGTTGTTGCAACAGCTCCAACCGCTAAACCTTGTGGTGAGTGGATTTGTGATAAGATTACGGATGATGATGCGATTTTAATATTTGGAAATGGTTCTATTTCAAAAGAGGTACAAAAACGAATAGGTAATTTCAATGTAGTAAATAGTAAAACAGAACAAAAGGAAATTGATAGATATTTGAAGTTTTGTAAAACAATTATTATTACTATTCCACTAAATAAAAATACAAAAAACTATTTCAATAGAACATTGTTCTCAAAAATCCAAAATGATGTAACAATCATATCAATCGCAAGGGGTGATGTAATCGATAATGGAGCGTTATTGGAGTTTTCATCATCAGGTAAGTTAAAAATAGGGCATTTTGATATGTTATCAACGGATATTAGAAATACATTAATATCACAAAAAAATATTAGATATTATGAACATACATCTTGGGAATATAATCAACCAAAAGATTCAAATGGAAAGTTAGGTGGTTATGTTAATGTAGAGTTTGCAGATAATCTAAAAAAAGTAATAGATAGTTGTTTAGAGAACAAAGTTAAAAACCCACATTTAAAAAGGTTGGATAACGTATGGTTTTAGGATTAAATACAGATACACCATTAGAAGAGTATAAAATAAAAGGTAGAAGTGTTTGGGTAAAAAGAGATGATTTGATGGGTGATGGTATTCATCTACCACCTTGGGGTAAGATGGCCGCTATTTACGAATTGGTAGATAAGTACATCGATAAATCCAAACCACTTACTCATCTATCAGTTGATGGTAGTTGGAGTGGATGGACACTTGCGGCTGTATGTGAAGATTTAGGTATTGAATTTTATTATTCTCATCCTGATTCTAAAAAGATATCAAAACAATTATTAAGTGAGGTAAAAGAAAAATACCCAAACTGTAAATTTAATCCCATCAAACCTAATATGATGGCCATTATGTATAACTCTTTGAAGAAACAAGCCAGAGAAAAGGGTTGGCAAATGTTACCTTATGCATTCGACCACGATTTCTACAAAGATTATTTAAAGGATAGAATTCAACCATATAAACATTTTAAAAATTTAGTGGTATCAAGTGGTAGTGGAGTAACAATTTCAGGTCTGTTAAAAGGATTCTTTGAAGAAGAATTAAAAGAGTTTTGGCCACAAACAGAGAAAAGAGCTTGGACCACTTGTGTATCATCAGAAAGTTCTATCAAAAAAATGTTTAAGAAAAATGGATTAGCTCAGTTACCAATTGATATTCGTAAATCAGAATATGATTTTGATGATAGGTTAGAGTGGTATGAAACACCATTTCCATGTAATCAGTTTTGGGATATTAAACAATGGAAGTGGTTAGAAGAAAATATTGATAAATTAGATGGTGATATTTTATTTTGGAATATCGGTGGAAAATATTTGTATAATTAAAAGATTTTTTGTATATTAGTATATTATGGATAAAGTAAAAGAGTATTTTGAGCAGTTTAGAAATATGGAGCCATACTTCGAAATCAACGAAGAACAATGGACTTACATAAAAGAAACATTTCCGAAGGATGAAGTAAAGGAATGTTTAGCTGATATTTTGATGGATTACGAATTACCAACCGCAGAGATTTCTGAGTTGGATGCGTATAAAGATTTTATGAAACTAAAAGGAATCCGTTGGAATGAATTATTAAAAGAAAATGAGTGGTTTCAAAGAAAAGCAAGTGAATCAAAGTATCCACTATTATTCAGAGGTAAACCACAATATATTCGTAGATTAAATTCAGGTAATAATGCATCAAACTACTTCCAACAAGAAAATCGTTGGGGTGTAGATGGAACGGTATCACCTGGCCCAAAACGAACTTGGGAAACCAGAAAGTTTATGGTAACACTTATGGGTGGATTATATACTCTAAAGTTTCCAAAGGTAACAAGAAACGAACTAAGAGTTTGTTTGAGTTTGAGAAAGTACATTTGTTCAGCATTTAAACCAAATGTTGCGAAGGTGTTCTATGAAATGATGGGTTCTGAGAATGTATTAGATTTTAGTGCAGGTTGGGGTGATAGGTTCGCAGGATTTATGGGAGCATCAACAACTAAACATTATGTTGGGTTAGACCCACGTAAAGAGAACCATCCATTATATCAAATGCAAGGTGAGTTCTACAACAAACATTTAGGATTCTTTGAAGAGGATAAAAAGTGGGAGTTCCATTGTACACCTGCTGAGGATTTTGATTTCACTCCATATGAGAATCATTTTGATATGGTATTCACATCACCACCATATTTTTCAGTAGAAAGATATTCATATGATGATACTCAAAGTTGGATTAGATACAAAACAATTGATGATTGGAATAAGAACTTCTTACACGCTACATTAGAAAAAATATGGCCATCAATCAAAAAGGGTGGTTATATGGCAGTAAATATCGCAGATGTATATGGAACATCAGAAGGTGAAAGAAGATATTTAGAAATCACAAATCCAATGAATGATTTTATTAAATCTTTGGGTGGTACTTACGAAGGGTGTTTGGGTATGGAAATGGCTAAAAGACCTGGTTCTGTAGGTGCTGGTTTAGTAATAGAAGGTGATAGAGATAGATACACCGAAGAAGAACTCAGAAAACACGATGAAAATGTAGGTAAAACTTTTTGTGAACCTATTTGGATTTGGAAGAAATAATTCGTATATTGTGGTAACTTTTACATTTAAGGGAAAAACATATGAGATAGTATCAGATGATTCTATGAGAACATCAGAGGACTTACTTAGAGATTTTGAGTATTGTGTAGAAAAATGTGATTGGAAAACAATAGAGAATCGAATAATAAACGGAACAACTTGGGGTTGGTTGAAAGAAATAAAAAATAGTTAATGTATCAAAACGTATATTACGAAAAAGATAATGGTATCATTCATTGTTGGGATGACCAAAAGGGTTACTTTACTTCTAAGTATCGTAGATATGCCTATTACAGAGATGGTAATGGAGCACATGAATCTATATATGGTGAACGATTAAAAAAGATAAACTTTTGGAAAGCTGAAGATAATCTAAAACTTTACGAATCAGATGTAAATGAGGTTACTCGATTTTTGATTGATAACTACGGTGATTCAGATGAAGTATCAACGGGTCACGTAACAATGACATTTGATATTGAGGTTGAGATGAATAGTGGATTACCTAATACAGATATCGCTGATAATACCATTACATCTATAGCGTTCCACGATTCAGCAACTAATGATTACTCAGTTTATGTACTAAATGAAGGAAGTGAAATAAACAAAACTATCAAAGGTGCTAAGGTTCGTTCATTCCGTACTGAAGAAGATATGTTAATCGCCTTTGTAAATGTTTGGGAAGAAATATCACCAACTATAATCACTGGGTGGAACATTGATTTCTTTGATGTTACATATCTTTACAACAGATTGAAAAAAGTATTAGGTACTAAACAGGCAAATAGATTATCACCGATTGGTAAAGTTCATTGGAACAAATATCGTAAGAGGTATATTATCGCAGGTGTATCGGCTTTAGATTACATAGCACTTTACAAAAACTTTACATACACTCAACTACCGAACTATCGTTTAGATTCTGTGGCTCAAAAAGAGTTGGGTAGAGGTAAGATTGAATATGAAGGAAACTTAGACCAATTATTCAGAGATGATATTGAGAAGTTTATTGAGTATAACTTAGTAGATGTGGAATTAGTAGTGGATATGGATAAGAAACTACAATTCATCGATTTGGCTCGAGCCATTTGTCATGCAGGCCACGTTTTCTATGAGGATTTTTTATTCTCATCGAAATGGTTAGAGGGTGCGATTCTAACATTCCTTAGAAGAAATGGAAGGGTTGCACCTAATAAACCATTAAGAAGGAATCGTAATCCTGATGGTTCTGATGGTGAAGATAAGTTTATCGGTGCTTATGTAAAACAACCCAAACCTGGTCTTTACAAATGGGTTTATGATTTGGATTTAACATCACTATATCCATCAATCATTATGAGTATCAATATTTCACCTGAGACTAAGTTGGGTAAAGTTAAGAACTATACAGCTGAACTTCATATGAAAGGTAAGATGGATTCGTACTCAATTATAGATAATGAGGGTAATGAATCTAACCCAATGCCTAAAGATAAGTTTATGGAGTTTATTAAACAACAAAAACTATCAGTTGCATCGAATGGTGTTTTGTATAGAACTGATAAAGTTGGTATCATACCTGAAATTCTAAATGTTTGGTTTGATAAAAGGGTGGAGTATAAAGACCAAATGAAAAAGTTTGGTAAAGCTGGAAATGATGAAAAGTATAAATTCTTCGCTCAACGACAGTTAGTACAAAAGATTATGTTGAACTCCCTTTACGGAGTATTGGGATTACCAGCATTTAGATTCTACGATGTTGATAACGCAGAAGCAGTAACACTTACAGGTCAAACTGTAATTAAAACTACTGAGATGATTGCAAATCAATATTATAGTAAAATTACTGGTGAGGAAAAAGATTATAACATCTATGTAGATACTGATTCTGTATTCTATCAAGCCGCACCATTAGTAAAGGTTAGGAATCCTGAGATTGATGAAAACTCAGATGAACAAATGATTCCTGCGATTCTATCAGTTGCACAAGAAGTTGAAGGACACATCAACAAAGTGTATGATACAATGGCATTAAAAATGTTTAACATTCATTCACATCGATTTGATATCAAACAAGAAACTATTGCCAAAGGTGGATTTTGGGTATCAAAGAAAAGATATGCACAATGGATTATCAATGATAATACTGTTGATTGTGATAAATTAGATGTAAAAGGTTTGGATGTAAAACGGAGTTCGTTCCCAACATACTTCAAAGAAGTTATGGGTACGGTGTTAATGGATATTCTGAAATCTACAGATAAAAATGAGATTGATGATTATATCCTAACTAAGAAAGATGAAATGAAGAAAACTAATTTCATCGATATCGCTAAGAACTCAGCAGTTAAAGGTATGAGTAAATATCTGTTTAAGAATCAGGCATTAGGTGAATTCCAAAAGGGTACACCCGCTCATGTAAAGGCGGCGATAACTTATAATCAATTACTCAAATACTACAAAGTACCTTACAAATATGAACCAATGAAAGATGGTGATAAAGTAAAGTGGGTATATCTAAAAAATAATCCGTTAGGTTTAGATTCTGTAGCATTGACTGGATACAACGACCCAAAGGAGATTTTAGATTTAGTAAAGGGGTATATTGATTATGATTTGATTTGGCAAAAAGAGTTGGAAAATAAGTTAGATGATTTCTATGAAGCGATGGATTGGGAGAAACCATCGGCCAATATGAAAAAAGCTTCACAATTCTTTGGATTTTAAATATATTTTTTGTATATTAGTATAATATTAAATTTTAACAAATAAAAAAAGGTAAATTATGGAAAAAAACCGTATTAATCGATTTGTACAAAAGTACAATCTTGCTGGTTTAATCGAATCAGTAAAATGGGATGTAGAGGGTACAACTCTATCTACATCATTTATTTCAGATGATAAATCTGTATTGGGAACAGTAACAACAACAGATTTTGATTTTGATAACGGAAGTTATGGAGTATATGATACTACCAAATTCACAAAAATGTTATCTGTATTAGAAAATGATGTTGATTTATCAACTACATCTGTAGAAGGTAAATCTGTATCTCTTAATATTTCAGATAAAGGAACATCGGCAACTTATATGTTGGCTGATTTATCAGTTATTCCTGTAGTACCTGATTTAAAACAATTACCAAACTTTAATGTAGAGGTTACAATTGATTCTACATTTATCAATAGATTCAACAAAGCAAAAGGAGCTTTGGCTGATGAAAAGAACTTTACATTTGAATGTAAAGGTGGTAATGGTAAAATTATCATTGGACACTCAAACATTAATACCAATAGAATCTCTATTGATGTTGATTGTAAGTGTGATGGGGATATAGACCCAATCTCTTTCTCTGCAGATTTCCTAAAAGAAATCCTAAATGCGAACAGAGATGCAAAAACGGCGAGTTTAAAGATTTCAACTGATGGGTTGGCCCACCTTCACTTCGAAGTTGATTCTTATACATCAGATTATTATTTAGTTCAGATACAGGCATAAGAATGAATTATTTTTACGAACGGTCACAATTTTCCAAATTCAAATCAAATACAACTTATCATCAGTTACTACAAATGACTGATGATGAGTTTACTGATTGGGCCAGAACTTTACGAAAAGAAGTTACTGAGCAGTGGGACGTATTTGGAACACCACCTGTGATTGGTAAAAATAAAGATGGTATCATTAAGAACTTTAAGAAACTTAAATCTAATCCAGCAGATTATTGGGAAAAGGATTTAAGTGGTGATGAAGAATCATTGGGTATTATCAAAAACTTTAATAAAGATGCATCAGTAGTAAATCAGTTCTTTCCTACAATGTTGAAAACTAAGATTTCAATCGGTAAATCTGCAGATAATGGATTATCAATATACGACCATTTCTCAGACCCAGATATGGAAGATAAGTTTGTTCGTATTATGAAACGAGCAGTAAAAAGAGATTCTATGTATTCTTGGTCTCGTTCAATCGTAGATAAGAAAGATGAAAATCCATTTTGGAACGGACAGGGTGCTATTGATTTTATTAAAGATGTAAGTAATGGTAAAGTGTTTGTTGGTAAGTATTCTGGTTTTAACATTTGGATTTCAAAAGTAAACACCAGAACTGTTACAAACTATGGTACTTTTAATCAACAATACATTGGTACTAAAAACTTATATCTTACCGCAGAACAGGTTCAACAACTAAAAGATGATGGTTATCTAAATGATACTCAATTATCTAATATTGATAGAATAGAATCAGAGTGGACATCTGAAGCAGGTACAACCCAAACTTATATTTATCAGATAAGATGGTATGAAAAAGAAGTAGGAATATTTCCAAAGATTATTCAGGTATTTAGATTAAGTTGTGGACAACCAGCAGTGAACTTTCCAGCATTAACTGCTAAGTGGATTTATGAAAACTACACATCACATATTGAACAAGATGAACCATTACATATTTATGATTCATCGGCAGGTTGGGGTGGTAGAATCATAGGAGCTATGAGTAGTAGAAAGAAAACTCACTATATTGGAACAGACCCTAATCCTGATAACTTCATTGATGATTTAGGTATCACAAGATATCAGTATGTTGCTGATTTCTACAATAAGAATTGTGTTGATGATTTTTCAGATAAACTTACATCATTCTTTGATGTAAAACCACAATCAAATACTTTTGAAGTATTTCAAGATGGTTCTGAGTTGATTCATAACAATCCTGAGTTCCAAAAGTATAAAGGTAAGTTAGATATATCATTTACATCACCACCTTACTTTAATAGAGAACAATACTCACAAGATGAGAATCAATCCTTCAAAGCGTATGGTGAATACGATGATTGGAGAGATAACTTTTTGAAACCTACACTAACTACAATCTATGAGTATCTAAAGAATGATAGATACATCCTATGGAATATCGCTGATATCAAAATCGGTGAGAATACTTACTATCCATTAGAACAAGATTCTATTGATATATTAGAGGATTTAGGTTGTGAGTATAAAGGTAAACTAAAAATGTTGATGACACGAATGGTTGGGTTAGACCCATCTAAGAGTGGAATTAAAAATGCAGTAGAGTACGATGGTAAATCGTACAAATTTGAACCAATATTTGTATTTCATAAAAAATGATAAGAACTGAAAACACATTGTGGGTTGAGAAGTATAGACCCGATACATTAGAAGGATATGTTGGTAATGAACATATTCTACAGAAAGTAAAAATCTATATAGAGAATGAGGATGTACCTCATCTACTCTTATATGGACAGGCTGGTACAGGTAAAACTACTTTGGCCAAAATCATTACAAATCAAATAGATTGTGATGTTATGTACATTAATGCATCTGATGAAAACTCAGTAGATGCAGTTAGGGATAAGATTAGAGGATTCGCCGCTTCTGTTGGATTCAGAAAGTGGAAAGTAATTATATTAGATGAATCTGATTATCTTACACCAAACGCACAAGCGGCACTTCGTAATTTGATGGAAACCTTTTCTAAAACTACGAGATTTATTTTAACTTGTAACTATGTAGAAAAGGTAATAGACCCAATTCAGAGTAGATGTCAAACATTTGGAATTACACCACCATCTAAAAAAGAGGTGGCTGTAAGATTAAAAGATATCTTAGATACTGAAGAAGTGAAATATGATATGCCTGATTTAGTTACATTGGTAAATAGTGGATATCCTGATATTCGTAGAGTTCTAAATGCAGCTCAAAGACAGGTAGTAAAGGGTGAGTTGAAGATTGATAAAACATCAACGATTCAAGCCAACTATATGGATGAAGTATTAACTTTGTTGAAATCGGATGGGAATGTAAAAGATATATTCACATCAATCAGAAAAGTTATCGCAGATTCTAAAGTAAAAGATTTTACACCATTCTACAGATTTCTGTATGATAATGTAGATGATTACGCAAATGGTAAAGTGGGTAATACAATATTGAAGATTGCTGATGGACAATACAAAGATGCATCAGTAGTTGATAAAGAAATCAACATTATGGCTATGATGTTGGAAATAATAATTGATATAAAAGGATAATTATGGCAAAAAGAAAAGGAAAAGTTATTGGTATGGGTGGTAAACCACAACAACCACAACAACCACAAATGAAGTTAGACCCAACAAAACTCCCAACAGTTACTTGTGAGAATTGTGATTCTATCTTTTGGGAAGAAGTAACAATGTTTAAAGAAGTTCCAGCGGTTCAATCACCAAACGGACAGAAATCAATGTTACCGATTCCTGTAGTTAGATGTGCAGAATGTGGACACGTATCAGAAAAGTTTTTACCTAAAGAGTTATTACCTTAATGGCAAAAGCGAAAACTATATTTGAACACTTATCTGGTATTAAAGAGAAGAAGGTAAAATGGGATACATTATCTGATATGGATAAGAAAACCTTTTCACCTTTTATCATTAATAGATGGTTAAGTATGAATATGGGGTTATTACCCATTGTAAATATTCTACAGAAATACACCATTGGGTTGTTATCTGCTAGAGATGTTTACAAAGTATATTATGATTACCTACCTAAACAAAAAACATTTGATAAGTACATCAAAGGTAAAAAGGAAGGTAAACATAATAAAGAAATGTTATCACATCTATCTAATTGGTATGGTGTATCTCAAAGAGAGGTTATAGAATATTTAGATATCTTATCAAAGGATGAGGTTATAAAGATTCTTATGAAGTACGGTTTAACAGAAAAAGAAAGTAAAAAATTATTAAAATGACACAAATATTAAAAGAGGCAAAAACTAAAGTAGTTCATAAAGGTGAACGAACTATCAAAGATGAAAAAGAAGAAAACGCAGTAGATTATTGTGAAAGGATGTATCCTGAAACTACTGAAGAGTTCAAAAAGATATTAGATGAAATGTATGTAACCTTTTGTAAGAAACAAAGAAACTATGGGCCTGGTAATATTTCTGTTGGTACTGATTTAAAATCAGATGATGATATTAAACTATCTTTGGTTGGATTGTGGTTTAGAAAAAATGATAAGATTCAACGATTAAAACAATTAGTTGTATTAGGACAACCAGATGAGGTAGGTGAGAATATTCAAGATACTTATGAAGATTTAAGTGTTTATGGAATCATATCTCAGATTGTACAACGTAAAAAATGGGCGAAATAAAGTATGACGTATAGACCGCTTCCAAAGGAAGTTACAATCAAACAATCTGGGATTGAAGGATTGGGTTTATTCGCAAAAGAAGATATTAAATCTCATACAGATTTAGGACTAACACATATTGTTGATATCACATCAGAAAATGGATTTATTAGAACACCATTAGGTGGTTTTATCAACCATAGTGAAACTCCTAACTTACAAATAGTAATACAAACAAATGGTAATTATCATATAAAAACTTTGTTTGATATAAGAGCAGGTGATGAGTTAACCTTAAAATATAATTTATATACTCCAAAAACTTAACGATTTCTTAACATTAAAATTTGTATAATTGAAAAATTATTCGTATATTAGTACTATATGAAAGATACTAAAATAAATAATGTATTTAGACTTGGGGTAAAAGAACCTCAACCAGATGATAAAAAAGTATCTTATTCTCAATACACAATGTATGCCAACTGTCCACATCAATGGAAGTTGAATTATATGGATGGACATCGTACATTCGACCCATCGATACATTTAGTATTTGGTACAGCAATGCACGAAACCTTACAAGAATGGTTGGATGTATTGTACAACAAATCACCCAAAGAAGCTACTGAGTTAGATTTGGGTAAAATGTTGTATGAGGGTATGGTTACTGAGTATAAGAAAATGAGAGAACAGACTGGTGTAGAATTTAGTACACCATCTGAAATGGAAGAGTTCTTAGAAGATGGGATTAATATCCTAAACTTTGTTACAAAGAATCGTTTAGATTACTTTAATACTCGTCATATGAAGTTGGTTGCGATAGAATTACCTATTTATTCTAAAGCTATGGAATCACATAATGTATATATGATGGGATTCTTAGATTTAGTATTTGAAGATACATACGAAAACAAACTACAGATTTGGGATATCAAAACATCCACCAATGGTTGGAACAAATGGATGAAAGCAGATAAAACCAAAACTGCTCAGTTAGTTCTATACAAAAAGTTTTTATCAGAACAATATGGATATCCTATCGATAAAATTGATACAAAGTATTTTATCGTAAAACGTAGGTTAATGGAAGGAATGATGTTTGCTCAGAAGAGAGTTCAAACTTTCGAACCTGCTAGTGGTAAACCAACTGTAAATAAGATAACTAAAAGTTTTGAGGATTTTATCAGAAACTCATTCAATGAAGATGGTTCTTACAAAACAGATTCAGAGTTCCCAGCGATGGCTGGTAAGAATAATAAGAATTGTAAGTGGTGTCCATTTAAGAATGATTTCGATAAATGCCCAAAAGAGAATAGACACAAAGTATGAGAAAGTTAATGATAATGATACCTATCCTAATTGGGATGGGTAATGTTCAGCACACCGAAGTAGAACCTATTGAATCTTTAGAGATAGAGAAGATTGAAGTTGAGGTGGTTGAACCAAAGTTTGTAGTACCTGAATATACCTTAGATGTTGAACCATTGATTCAAGCGATGATTATGGTTGAAAGTGAAGGTAATGATTCTGCGTACTCAAAGAAAGAAGAAGCGGTAGGATGTTTACAAATCAGACCTATTATGGTTAGAGAGGTAAATCGTATATTAGAAATTCAGAAATCTGATTTAAGATATACATTGGATGATAGATGGAGTAGAGAGAAATCAATTGAAATGTTTCACATTGTGAATGGATATCACAACAAAAATAGTACATATGAAGAAATCGCAAGAGCTTGGAATGGTGGTCCGAACTGGTTTAAAAAAGGTCTTACAAAAAGATATTGGAAACGAGTACAAAAACAACTCAAAAAACAAAAGAAAAATGAACGTAGCAATACTGAGTTCACCGAAGTATGAAAACGTTAGAAAGTTAAGAGAATTCCTACATACAATAAAAGAAAAATTAGGAACTGATGTTAATATTATAACGAGAGGTAATAAAGATGGTGGTGAAAAACATATTAGAAAATACGCAATAGAATTTGGATTTAGATATACTGAATACAATCCAGCGAATACTGTTAGAAATCTTTATAGTGGAATGAACGATGATTATTATGGAAAACCATATCATCCAACCCAAACGTTACATCAGTATGATTGTGTTGTGAAACACGCAGATAAATTGTTTTACTTTGGTGGTATCAAACCATCAGAACAAAAACACTTTGAAAAATTATTATTAAGATTTGGTAAAAAAGTGAATTATATAAATTAATTATTATATTTATTACAAAAGAGAAAAAAAGTTATGAGTGAAAAGAAAAAACCGCTGATATTACTGTTATCAGATGATATGAGATTACATAGTGGTATCGCCACCATGTCAAAAGAAATCGTACTCCATACAGCTCACAAATATGATTGGTTACAAGTAGGTGCCGCCGTTAAACATCCTGATGAAGGTAAGTTTTTTGATGTATCTGATGACATCAATAAAGAAGCCGGTATTGATAACGCCAACGTTAGAATTATTCCCCAAAGTGGTTATGGTAATCAACAATTAGTTAGACAGTTGATTACAACTGAAAACGTAGATGCGATTCTACATTTTACAGACCCTCGTTTTTGGGATTGGTTATACGCTATGGAAGATGAAATCCGTAAGTTCGTACCAATATACTATTACAATATTTGGGATGATTTACCAGACCCAATGTGGAACGCTCCATTTTATGGAAGTTGTGATTTGATAATGGGAATCTCAAAACAAACATATGGAATTAATAAAAGGGTTCTAAAAAAGTTTGGAATGGATTATAAAGATTGGCAAATCCAATATGTACCGCATGGTGTTTCTGATAAGTTCAAACCTATCCTAAAAGGATTTGATGATTATTCTAAAGTAGGTGAAATGAGAACCCGATTAGGTTTAGATGATAAAGATTTTACATTATTTTACAATAACAGAAATATTCGTAGAAAGAATCCTGGTGATATCATATTAGCATATAAAACATTCTGTGATACATTAACAAAGGAAGAGGCGGATAAATGTTGTTTATTGATGCATACCACACCAAATGACCCGAATGGTACAGATTTACCAGAAGTAATTAATAATGTTTGTCCTGATTATGATGTAAAGTTTACTAATCAACAATTTAGTACGGATGAACTAAATTTAATTTACAATGTTGTAGATGTTACAATCAATATGGCATCGAATGAAGGGTTTGGATTAACCACTTGTGAATCTGTAAACGCAGGAACACCAATCATTGTTAATGTTACAGGTGGATTACAAGACCAATGTAATTTTACTATCGATGGTAAATACATTACAGCAGAACAGTATATTGAATTAGGTTCACTACATGATAAGAAAAAACTACCACAAAATCTAAGTTGGGGTAGTTGGGTAAATCCTTCACTACAAGGTTCACCAGCAACTCCATACATTTTTGATGATAGATGTTCATATGAAGATGCTGCTAAGGCAATCAGACAGTGGTATGATGTAATGCCAGAAAGAAGAATAGAGTGTGGATTAGAAGGTTCGGAATGGATGAAAGGTAATGAAAGTAATATGAGTGCCACTAATATGGGTAAAAGATTCATAGAGTGTATAGATTCGGCATTTAAAAATTGGAAACCAAAAAATGAGTTAGTATTATGGAAGATATAAAAAAGTTTTGTGTAGTTAGTTGTCCAATATCCTCAAGAAGTGGATATGGAGCAAGAAGTAGAGATTTCGTAAGAGCGTTAATCGAAGCTAGACCAGAATGGGATATAAATATACTATCTCAAAGATGGGGTAATACACCAATGGATGCATTAGTACCTGGTGAAGATGATGATTTGTTAAGTAAAATCATTATGAAAAAAGAAGATAGAAAACCAAACGTTTGGATTCAGATTACAGTTCCAAATGAGTTTCATCCTGTTGGTGATTATAATATCGGAGTTACAGCTGGTGTTGAACAAACAGTATTTCCACCTGAATGTTTAGAAGGTGTAAATAGAATGGATAAAGTATTGGTATCTTCCAACTTTTCTAAAGAAGTTATGGAAAAGGCAATGTATGATAGAAAAGATAAAGCAACTGATAAACTTTTATCTCAATTGAAATTAGAAAAACCAGTTGAAGTATTGTTTGAAGGAATTGATTTGAATGTATATGATAATAAAGCACCATCTGAAGAAAGATTGGATGAACTGATGAAACAAATCAAAGAACCTTTCTGTTTCTTATTTGTTGGACATTGGTTAAATGGTGAATTTAGACAAGATAGAAAAAATATAAGTGGTTTGATTCAAACTTTCTGTGAGGCTTTTAAAAACAAAAGTAAAAAACCAGCTTTGATTCTTAAAACAAATGCTGGTGGAAACTCACTAATGGATAGAGTTAGACTTAAAAAGATGATTAATCAAATCAAAGATTCTGTTGAAGGTAAGAATTTACCAAATATCTATCTGTTACATTCAGATTTAACTGATTGGGAAATGAACGCATTGTACAATCACCCAAAGGTAAAAGCTCACGTTTCATTTACGAGAGGTGAGGGATTCGGTAGACCTTTGTTGGAAGCAACTATTAGTGGTAAACCAATGGTAGTATCAGCTTGGAGTGGACAAGTGGATTTCTTAAACAAAGATATGGTTACTACAATCGGTGGAAACCTAACTAAAGTACATCCATCAGCCGCTGATGGAAAGTATATTTTAGAAGATGGAAGTTGGTTTGAAATAGATTATGGTGTTGCTGGTGGTGTTATGAGAGATATTTATGATAATTATAAGAAATACTTAGAGAAATCTCGTAAACACCGAAAGTACACAAAAGATAGATTTTCTTTCGACCATATGAGAGATTTGTTGAGTGAGCAATTAAAAGATGCGGATAACGCAAAAACCTCACCACAACAAGTTGGTTTAAAACTACCTAAGTTAAAGAAAAAAGAAGAAACACAAAGTTTAGAATTACCTAAACTTAAAAAAATTGATTAATGGCAAATTTCTATAATACTCATTTAAGAAAAACTTCAGACCCAACTTCAATCAGAAAGAATCAAATGGAGAGGGGAATGGTGGTTAAAATTAAATATAGAAGAGGTGGTACAATACCTAAGTTATATTTAGTTTTTGTTTTACAACCAAGATGGCCACAAACATCGGATGGGAAACTACATGGATTATCATTAGATAATGTATCACCACAAAAGTTTTTGGAGTTCGCTGAGAATTATGAAGAAATTATAGCATCAAGTCCAAAGATTAGAAAGTTAGATTTAGCTAAGATACAAATTACAGAAGCATCTAAAGTATTTTATACATCAGAGATAAAAACATCAAAACCATTAAAATTAGGATACAGAACATTTAATTTATTAGATATTCAAACAATCCAAGCAGTTAACTACGATTGGGGTAAATTCGATATGATTGCTGATAGAAATACAAGAAGAAAAGCTATTGAAGATGAAGCTAGAAGAAGAAAAGAAGAGGAAGGGCAATAAAATACAAATAATGTTTGTTTATTCCAATATTTTTTTGTATATTAGTAGTATTATTTAAACATTATGAAAATAAGTTATGCAATTACAGTATGTAATGAGTTTGTAGAAATACAAAAACTCATACCTTTTCTTTTGAAGAACAAAAGACCTGAAGATGAAATCGTAGTTCTATACGATTCTAAAAATGGTAATCCAAAAGTAGAAGAATTTCTAAGAGCAAAATCTATCAATGCTGAATTCCAATGGTTCAAAGATGAGTTCGATGGACATTTCGCAAATTGGAAAAACAAACTAAATTCTTTTTGTGGTGGTGATTGGATATTCCAAATCGATGCAGATGAAATTCCAAACGAAGTATTGGTTGAAAATTTATATGAAATCTTAAAACAAAATAACAACGTTGATGTTGTGTTAGTTCCAAGAGTAAATACTGTTGAAGGATTAACTGATGAACATATCCAAAAGTGGGGATGGAACGTAAATGAAAAGGGTTGGATTAACTGGCCCGATATGCAATATAGATTGTATAAAAAATCAGATGATATAAAGTGGGTGAATAAAGTACATGAGGTATTAGAAGGATTCAAAACTATATCTCACTTACCAATGGCCACCGAAGATTTAGCATTATATCATCCTAAACAAATTGATAGACAAGTAAAACAAAACGAATATTATGATACCCTTATTTAAAGTTTTTATGGCACCAACTGCCAAAGAAAAAGTTGGTGAAGTATTAGATAGTGGATATATCGGACAAGGCCCAAAGGTTGATGAATTTGAAAAACAATTGGGTGAATACTTTGGTAATGAAAAAGTAGTAACAGTAAACGCTGGAACATCAGCACTACATTTAGCATTACATCTTTTAAAGAAAGAAAAACCTTATTGGATGAAAGATGTGTTTGATGGGGTGGCATTTGTAGAAGCAAATTGGCCAGGTATTCAAGATGGTGATGAAGTTCTCGCTACACCATTAACGTGTACTGCATCTAATTGGCCAATCGTAGCGAATAATCTTAAAATCAAATGGGTAGATATAGACCCAACAACCCTTAATATGGATTTGGAAGATTTGGAAAGAAAGATGACTCCAAAAACCAAAGCAATTATGGGAGTTCATTGGGGTGGGTATCCGTTGGATTTAGATAAGATTAGAAAGATACAAGCTAATTTTAGAAAATCGTTTGGATGGGCACCAGCTTTAATTGAAGATGGAGCACATTCTATTGGTACAAAGTATAAAGGTAAATACTTAGGTAATCATGGTAATTTTGTAATGAATTCACTACAGGCAATCAAACATATCACATCAGTTGATGGTGGTTTACTTTATTGTCCACATGATGAGTTATACGAAAGAGCTAAGTTAGTTAGATGGTACGGTATTGATAGGAATCCAAAAGGAAGAACTGATTTCAGATGTGAAGCAGATATACCTGAATGGGGATTTAAGTTTCATATGAACGATGTATGTGCCGCTGTTGGAATGGAAAACTTTAAACACTTAGATGAAATTGTATCTAAACATAAAGAAAACGCGGCTTACTATGATGAACATTTACAAAATGTAGATGGAGTTACATTATTAAAAAGAGAAAAAGGATTCGAATCAGCATTTTGGATTTACACATTGTTAGTAGATGATAGACCATCATTTTATAAACATATGGAAAAATGTGGTGTAACTGTATCTCAGGTACATGAAAGAAATGATAAACATAGTTGTATGGCTGAGTTTAAAACTGAATTACCAAACTTAGAAAAAACTATTGGTAAAGTTGTATCAATACCAGTTGGATGGTGGGTAACAGAGGACGAGAGAAAACATATTGTAGAATCTATTAAAAATTGGAAAAAATAATGAAAAAATATAATTACGATATTAGTGAGTACGATTTCTCAAATGAAATCAAACAATTATACAAAATAAATAACTTAGATGAAATTCATTCTGAGTGGAGTGGTGCAACGAAATACGATGTACTAAATGATGTAAAAACCGACCAGAGAACTGTATATCATAAACATTTTTATGATAATGTATCCAACACTAATTGGTATCCATTGTATGAAAGATTTATTAAAGAAGTTGTTGTACCGATTGTAGGTGAACCAATCTTATTTCAAAAGATTCCAACATTCAGAGTTCACCAACCTGAAAACTTAGCGGTAGCGGCATATCATAAAGATAGTGAGTACAGTCACTCAGTTCATGAAATGAATTTCTTTCTACCACTTACAAATGCATTTGGTAATAATACCATATGGGCAGAAACTGAAGTAGATAAAGGTGATTATCAACCAATGGAAGCAAATTACGGTGAGATGTGGTATTGGAGTGGAGCAACACTTAGACATGGTAATAAACTAAACGATACAGGTAAATCAAGAGTTAGTGTTGATTTCAGAATTATTCCTGTATCTAAGTATCAAGATGAAGGTAAACAAAGTATTACAAATCAAACCAAAATGATTTTGGGAGAATATTGGAAAGAATGTTAGGTTGGAACGAAGAAATAAAAAAACACTTAGGTGGATGTGGTGAGAATGTAAAGATAGCACATAATGTTATGTTTACCCAACCTCAGAACGTATTTTTAGGTGATAACGTAAGGATAGACCCGTTTAGTTTAATCACTTGTAAATTAAGAACAGGTAACAATGTCCAAATAACCGCCTATTCAATGTTAGGTGGAAAAGACCAATGGGTAACTATGGGTGATTGGACGTTTATTGGATATGGTTCGAAACTATTTACCGCTTCCGAAGATTATAGTGGTAAGTATGGGCCAGTAAATGAATATTGGGGAAATGGTAGAACATTTAAAGGTGATATTATACTAAATGATTTTAGTGGTATCGCTTCTGATGTTATGTTATTTCCTGGTGTTGAATTACCTGAAGGATGT